GTCGTGAACCTGACAATAGATTTCGCCTAAGTCAAAAGCTTTTTGTTCTTTCCCCGAAAGGCAGTCGTAACTTGATACAAGATTGTTTTCGATAGTTACAAGCCTATCTTGACAAACCTCTAAAATAGGTGTATTATTAATTACCGAGCTTGTCCCTGACACCTCAGGGGCAGGCTCTTTTTGCGTATCAGTGAGGAACGGGAGACAAAGATTTGCTATAAATTCCACATCTGCATCGCATTCTTTGTAAATTGGACAATCTTCACATTCGCCACGTTTTACACAATCCCTCAACCCCTCAATCAACTTTTCTTTTGTTATTTTCGTTGAATTTGGTGTATTATCAGTTGGTGCTTTCGGGCTTTCCCCTGTCACCTCAGGGGCAGGCTCATTTTCTTCGCCCTCGACATACGGAAGACACCATATCGCCATTTGCTCTATACCGTTGCAGTAACCACTAACAGGACAATCTTTACATCCACCGTAATGGGCACAATGCCTCAACCCCTCAATCAGTTCATCTCTTGTCAGTTCCATTTCCCATTTCCTCTCTTTCCCTGTAAAATTTCCTCAGTTCCTTTGTTGCCGAATCGGTAATCTCACGAATCATGTCCTGTCTGCGTTCAAGATGTTCACGCAGGTGGTCAATCCTGTTCTGAAAATATACCACCGTAGCGAAATACACAAACGAAAACAGCACGATAAAAAATCCCGTAGTCCCACCGATGAAACAACCGACAGCGTAAATTATCAGCCATATTACCGTCAGAACCGCCAGCTGGGCTTCAAATTCCAACTCATCAAAGTGGTAAAATCTTATTTTTTTCATGGTTTCTCACTCCTTTCATTCCACGCTTCTATCGCCTTGTCAATGTCTGCCCTTGTTGCTCCCTCTGCTCCGCACTTTATACACCGCACGCAATAATCTTTGTCCGAACCGAGAAATTGTCCGATACTCCGCAAATAATTAAGATAGGAATCGGGATATTTGCGTTGAACAACCATGACTAATGGCATGGTTGATAAATCTTTCCCGCAGAACGGACATGGTCTTAGCTCAATCGTCTTTTAGCACCTCCTCAATCCCACTCAAAAAATCCAATTTCAGCAAATTGTAGCTATCGTCGCACTTGTGGCATTCGTCAGGATAACCCCCGCAACAATCGGCGTTGCAAAACGCTTCGGGATTGTCCCATGCTAAGTAGTTTATCTCTTGACGAAGTCGCTTTAGCAGTTCACGGAGTTCACCGTTTTTCTGAATTATTGCACGCACTTCTGTGGGTTCAAGCCCCGAGTCTTCATATGCGGCAAGTTTAGCCATACAAGCCCTGTGTCCGATTTTAATATCTTGCACTTGTCTCGCTTCACCGTCAACGTATTCTGTCAGTCTTTCCATTTTTCACCACCTCCTTTATTTTTCGTCCTCGTCCGTCCAGTCGTCGTCAGGACTGGTCCCGACCGCAACAGCGGCAGCCACTGTAAACCCGATTAATGCACCGACGAGCAGTGCAACAATTATGTCAAGCATTGCTTTACGCCTCCTCTCTGTTTTTCTGTAATATATAATACCACAAATTGACGTAAAATTTCTATGCTCATTTTTGCGCAGTTTATCTAAAAGCATTTACACGTTATCTGTCAACCTCTATACTTGCAAAAGGATGAGCCTCACAGCGTGAGATAAGTTCTGTAAGAATCCCCGAAATATAGTCATAATCGCACCAGCCTGAATTGCTAAAAAAATAATCGTACTTTTCTCGGTTGTCATTCAGTTGATTATATGCATTTCTGAATATTGGCAACATCTCCCACGCTTTTCGGCAATCCCACCGTGAGGGATAGTCACCGCATAGCTCTTTAAGTATCAGGGCAGCCGAGCCCACTATGTACATATACTTATTTCCCTCACAACCGAGTGGCATACCGCTTACTGTAAACCCTATGCTGTATATCACGTTTACACCTCCATATTAATTGGCGTGCCGACTGTACCTACGCTTCCATTGCTGTCTGTAGGCTCAAAATACTCACCAGGCAGGGGGTACATATACCTAAACATAAGGTAGTTAGCGGCATCAACGAGATGCTCTGTATTACCGTCTTTTTTAAATACCTCTAAGCACCTCTCAGCTGTTGCCAGTGCATCAACTCTGCCACTTGCGAAATTGTCACGTGCAGGACCGTATTTATAATACGATACCTCGACCCTGCACTGCCTCTCCTTATCAAACTGTGTGCTGTACTGCGATTTGAGTACATCGTTCATTTAAATGCCCCTCCTACTATGCTACCCTATAATATCAATTCCGTACTCAACTGCGCAAGTATGCTCAATACGGCAGCCTCTGTAATTCTCCCAGCCGTCACAGAAATATACAATATCCGCCATTGACAGCAGCTTAAGAGATTCGCCTAAAAGCCACACCGGACTCGCGTCAGTGGAGAAAAACGAATCAATAACTTCTACGTCCTCGTTCAAAATTTCCTGCACTGAGATTATCGCATTTTTCCTCTCTTCGATAATTTCCTCGTCTGTCCTTCCATTCATGGGTTGAGAAATAAATAACTTTTTCATGCGCGTGTGTAGCTCTCCTGTTCTATTTTCCCGTTTCCTCATTTCGTCTCACACGTACCTGTGCTTTCTGCGGCAAACATGGTGGGGTTGTCCTTTATCACCTGATACAGCCCCTTTGAAAATTGCTCTGTAAATGCCTCCTCAATGTCGTGTGATATGACACCGCGACAGAAACACTCTATAATACCATGTACAACCTCGTGCATGAAAACTGTCTGCTGATGTGCTGTATTACCTGTTTTAGCAACACTGATTGTCTGCTCGTTAAAATCGTGTACACCGTCACAAACCATATCGTCAACAGGGAAAGCGTTGTCGGGGCGATCGACCTCGTATGTATACCCTGCAATTTTAATCTTGTCTGGAATCGTCATTACTTTGCCTCCTTTTTTGTGCCGTATAGCGACTCGGGCTTAACCGCCACAATCGCACACACGCATCTGCCGTCCTGCTGTATGCAGATGTAACTTTGATAGTTGCTTGCTCGGTGGAAAACCTTAATGTCCTTACCCTTAAACAGCCCGAAATACTTTTTGTTTGCGCAAACAATACCGTTTTCAGACGCAAATTCAAGGTACTCTATGCGCCCCGACGAGTGAGTAATACCTGTTCGGGTTGCATAACTATCGGTAAAACTACGCGTGCCAAAATCAGAGGCTAAAACCCCGAATGTACCGCGTCGCTCTCTCAGCTTTGACTTATCAAGACAAAACTCTCTCTCGGGAATACGGACTACTCCGTACCCGTCGTCTGTGATAAGCACGTCACCGCTATCATCAACCTCATAAGCAACGTTACGCCCGATAGATAACATTTTTAGTGCCTCCTGCTGATACCTCAATGCCACTTTACTTATACTCATTGTCTATATCCTCCTTTTATTGAGTGTAGCCGTGTTTTTCGGCTTAGTTTATCCACTTAACTACCGTGTCTCCATGAAATCCTTTAACCCACACAAACCACGCATAGCACATGGCATTTGCTTTTGCATATCGCACAAAATCACCATTCATGGCGCACCTCAGCCGCCCTGAGCTTACATAGATTGTCTTAGGTGGGCTTTTGTCAAATAGCTTCCTCCGTGCTTTGCCCTCAAGAAACTGGATTTTTAAAAACATTGCAACCTTATGTCCGTCCTCCAGTATGTCGAGTGCGTGCTCTACAAATTCCTGTGCCTTTGAGTATGGTGGGTTTGTTACTATATCAAATCCGGGTGTGGGGGGGGGAGTCAGCTGCTAAAAAGTCCTGCCGATACCCATATCCTCTGTCTATTAAATCCGTAGCATAGACAGTATGCCCCGCCGTCTCAAATACCTTTGCCAAATGACCCTCGCCGCAAGCACACTCCCATATAAGAGGCGATAGCTTCTCGCAGTCTATAAGAAGCTGCGCCGCCTTAGGGTCTGTTGCGTAGTAGTCATTGTTTTCTCGGTCATAATCTGTAAAATTATGCGCTCCGAGCATAGCAACTGATGAGCGACTATTGCCCGTCCAGTCTTTTTCCATTGGCATCTCCTCCGTATGTAAATAGTTTTTCCATTACTACAAATTGGTTATTTTTATTTCTGTCGAGTGTCCGTCTAAACGGCTTTTCCCATATGCACACCCACTCGGGAGGAGCTTCCTGCTCTGATACAAATACCATGTGTCCTGTTTCTGCAAGTAAACGCATATACAGCCAAAATTCCGCTGTATCAAACTTACCTCCGCTGTAACCTGTCGTATTGTTATAGGGCGGGTCTGCGTAAATAACCGCTCCCTGTGGTATCGCCATATCCCGATAATCACCGCAAATAAATTCGGCATCTGTGAGTGTAGCCATATCTTTAAGCAATGACCGCTTGCTCTGTGCTGCGTAATTCGTACCACCTTTATTTCGTGCATACTCGCCAAACCATTTACCGCCGAAAGAACATCCAAACCCCACAAACCCGGTTAAAGCAGGAACAAGATCCTTATTATTTCGGATAAATTGGTACTCCTCCTCCGAAATGCTGTCAGGCAGGCTGTAACCGCTCTGTACGCCCTTTAAAAGTGCTATTAGATAAGGGTGCTTATCGTTTAATACGACCCTTGAAAAGCCCTGTATTTTGCTTTCTACGGCACAACTGCCGCAAAACAAACTCACAAAGCAGTTGCTCCCCCCCCCTGTACTTGGCTACGACTTCCGCTATTGGTGATGAGATTCGGGATTTGCCGCCTTGATACCTCATTGGATAAGTCCCCCCCCCGATTGATTTATAATCTCTGCAATACTTTTAGCTATGCGGCTTTTACCGCCCTGATACTGCATTATGAATGACCGAAAACAGCTAAAAATAACAGTAATATAGCACTCACCATATAACCGATTAATGCCCTGTCTTTGCTGTCGTTATCTTTTGAGCCAATAATTGCTAAAAAGAAAAATGCGCCTACTGCAATCAAAAAGATTTGTGTTAAAAGCACTTTTACTCCTCCTTGAATCTCATTTTCGTAACGGCTATTGGAAACTCCTCAATCTCCGACGCCCATAAGCAAGTACCCTTGCCGTTGAGTGTCTCCCATAGTAGCGAAAAGCCTCCTATTCCGTCAAATAGGCTTGCCATTGTCACGTCTGCACCGCAGCTAACCGATAATTTTTGTAGCACGTAAAACCAATTTGGTAAAGAGATACTGTTTCCGAGTGCCTTATACCTCGCACTATCCGTTGTTTTATGTACTTTACCCTTGCTGTCCGTCCAGTCGCCTATATCTGTCCAACCGTCGGGGAATCCCTGTAAACGCTCACACTCGAGAGGAGTCAAACGACGAACAACGGCTTTTGAAACATCAAATATTACCTCTCGTTCTTTTCCGCTTCGTGCGCCTGTACCCTTGTAGTAGCTGCTGTCAAGCGTTCCTGCGGTATCTCCGTTAATGCCTATTTTTGCTACGGCACCGGGACCTTTTGCAACGACTGTGTACGCTGTACCGCTCTCGTCAATGCCGATATTGTATTTTGCATTTTGACCCTGATTAAATGCAGCTCTGTCTATAGCGAAAACCATTGGAACATTTCCACCGCCTGAACCCATACGGCTACTTAGCGTTTGGAAAACGCCGTCTTCGCACAGTTTAACACGACTGTCGGCAGGGTGGTTTTCAAGCACAAAGACGCTTGCATCATGAGTTGCGGCAGACAAGCAAGGACAAATTTCTTTCTCGTAGGCTATGCCATGTGCTTTCTCTCCCTGATTTGCTTTAAATCCCGCACATACAGCAGGAATATTACCGTGCATTTCCGCCCTCAGCGTAGGTGCAACATCGGCATTGTCATCACCGCACAAACTTGAACCGCCTTGGTCATTCAGTAGAGGAACTCCGCACACGGCAGGACGGTCAACTGTATTTAGTGTGTAGCTAACATCTTCCGTCCAACCTTTACCATTACAACCCGCCGTGTCTGCTCGGTCGATACAATTCCCCTGAATGCAGTATGTTACCCTGCTTGTGATTGGTACTCCAGTGCTGTTTTCAGCAGTGGCGGCAGAGGTTTCCCACGCCGCTCCGCTCTGCGGAGGATACCCATACACGCTTTCGCGCTCAAATAGTATTTCGGGTGCGGATTGTCCTCCAAAATCTGCGACAAGTGCGATTCTACGGCGACGCTGGGGGACTCCCCAAAACTTTGCGTCAAGAACTCGCCATGCAACGCTCCATTTGTCTCCCACGAGGCTTCCTGCTGTTGGCCACCCGTTTTTAGGCTTAGGAATAGGGGGGGCTTTCGGTTCGACGACTTTGACTGTTTCGTGCAGGACTGCTCCGAAGTCTTCTCCTTTACTCGAACTGAACGCTCCGGGTACGTTTTCCCACACCATGTGTCTCGGCTTTCCATACTTCTCCCTCATCTCCTTGATAATCCGTATTTGCTCCATAAACAACCCCGAACGTTCGCCTTGCAAGCCTGCTCGATTTCCTGCGACAGATAAATCCTGACAAGGCGAACCTCCGATTATGACGTTGACAGGAGGCGCGATATAACCGCTTATTTTCGTAATGTCTCCTAAGTGCTTCATACCGTGTTCTCCGCTGTTTCCATGCCTGTAATCAACTCGCTGTACGGTAACTTTTCAATCCACTTACAAAAATCTCTCCACTCGTCAAGTTTATGATTCTTTCGGCTGTGATACATATTTCTGAGTACAGCATAGTTGAGTTGCAGTGTAGCCCTCTGATTATAGCTTGACGGAAGCAGCTGTATCATCTGCCACCATGCTTCTTTTTTGCAAGTGCAGTTGGGGCGTAAATACATTTCACGCGCAGTATTTAAGGCGTTGATCGTATACCACAAAACACCCTCGATAGCAGAATCCAGTAAGTTTTCATGCGAGAAATCGTCAAGGGTAAATTCTTTTGCCTGTATCGTATGCATGGTGGAACAACTATCTCTAACTGTTCCTACCTTATATGTATCGGCTTCTTTCCACCAGTAGAGAGGTGCTACCACGTCGCAAGTTACGTTTATCATTCTCATGAATTTTGAATGGTCTGTGCCTGCCGCTACAAGCTTTTTCATAAGCCCTAAATCATTTTCGCCTACTATGGCATAATATACCCATCTATCTTCCGCCGAGTATGATACGGATAATACTGTATCCGATTTGTCCCAACTGTTCATGGGGTTTCTCATGCCACGAATAGCCGCCTCCCAACCGTACACCTCTGTGTTTTCAATTTTTATCACTCGATTACCTCCTTTTTAGTCTTTTCTGAAAAATTTACCCGTCCAACCGTCAGCGCCGAGTGGTAAACCCTGTGCCCACGGTATAGGCATTGACATAATCCTGATAACGTCATTAAGCATTATTTCGGGGTCGGCAGTGGGCTTTATATCAATTACAACCTCATCGTGAATGTGGAATACAACAGGGTATCCTGCCGCTTCAAGCCGCTCAATAGCCTCCGCCAGACAGTCACGTGCAATAGCTTGTACGCAATTCTCGACAAGCTTACCGCCGTATGTTTCCAGGCTTTCCCACTTTTTTGAGGTCTGATTCATGCCCGAATAAATGATTGACTGACCGCCCCACTTATTAGCCCCTAATGAGGGATTAGCATAATAAAGCTTTCGTCCTGACGGTAATTGTATCGTCATATAAGCCCTGTTTTGCTGTATGTCGCCCTCTAATGCAAATGCGCAACAACGCACCTGTTTTACACCACCGTTTTTGATAACCTCGATAGCGGCGTTGTTAAATTCCCACCACAGGTTTTGTATGTTGCTGTTGCTTTCTCGCCAGCGTGTCACTATGTCGGGAAGTTCATCCTCGTGCAAGCCCATGTTTAATGCTCCCATTGCAATTAAAGCCCCTGCACCGCCTTGATAGCCTAAAGCCAGTTCTGCGACTTTACCTTTGGCTCTCAGTGCATACTCGGGATTACCTTTTTTGATTCGCTCAATCGGTACTCCAAACATCTGAGCGGCAGAAGCTTCGTAAATTTTACCGTGCGTGCGGAATACTTTTAACCGCCATTCCTCGCCCGCAAGCCACGAAATTACTCTTGCCTCGATAGCGGAAAAATCGGCATCTATAAGGATATTTCCCTCACTCGAAATAAACGCTGTACGGATAAGCTGTGAGAGCGTGTCGTTTACAGAGCCGTATATAGCGTGTAGCCCGTCAAGCGACTCGCCCTTTATCAGCTCTCTTGCAAGCTCCAAAGGCTCGGTGTAAGTTCTCGGCAAATTCTGCACCTGTACTAACCGTCCCGCCCATCTGCCTGTGCGGTTTGCTCCGTAAAACTGTAAAAGTCCTCTTACACGTCCGTCAGGGCAAACACACGTTTTGATAGCATCGTATTTTTTAGTGGAGGTCTTGCCCAGTTCCTGCCGTATCTCGAGCATACGTTGCACGTCAGGTGGGTTGTCCGCCTTTTTTAATTCCGATACGGTAGCTTTACTCAGATTATCTATGCTTGCATTTGTACGCGCTCTAAGCCACTCTGACAGCTGCTTTACGCTGTTAGGATTGTTTAATCCTGTTATGCCGATAGCCTCGTTACGGAGCGTTTCTGTGGCTCTCTGACCGATATTTAATGCTCCGTTTACAAGTTCCATATCAACGGCAACACCTCTCGAATTAATCTTCAAGTCGGTTTCCCACTGCCTTTGAACGTAGTCGGGAACAGGTATCATTGATAGCCTTCGTGATATTTCCGACTCGGTAATAACATCCTGTGCGTTGTAGTCTTTAAACATTTGCCATTTTTCGGGGTTGTGATGTGGATAGTTGCGTGCCCTCTGTCCGTTAGCTTTAGAGGGCTTGCAGGGTGTGCAAAAGTATTTAATTAGGTCTTTACCTGTCTTAAGCTTTTGTTTATCCTCCAAAAGTCCAACCGCTTTACCCGACGCCTCGAGGCTTGCAGGATAGCCGCAGTACAAGCTATGTAGCATTGTATCACGCCACTGTTCTTTGGGTAGTTCCACGCCTAAAACCCGTGAGAAACACATCCACTCAAAAGCCGCATTATATGCGTGCTTTATGATATTTGGGGCGAAAAGACAGTCTACAAACCATTTCGGGAGTACATCTTCCTGCGTGTAATCGAGGACCTTTGGATTCGGCATCTCACCTAAAAACTGATAGCCGTTTAGAAGTATTTGAAAGTCAGGACTGCGTACATATGCGTATGCACCCGATTTTTTTATGTCTATACTCGAATAGGTTTCGAGGTCTATTGATAGGTGTCTCATGATGTGGTTTCC